CTTCGAGGATCCCTGGTGGTGTTGCCAGGAGTTCTCTCGGCGATATGTGTGTTCGTATTGCGAGAAGCGCGATCAACTCAGTCGTCGAGCGCGCTAGATAGGGTTTTCGTTTGTCTCGACTGCGATGTCGGCGAGTGTTTTGATCCATTCGTCGAACGGTTTGATATCGCTTCCTGAGTCACGTTGCGCGAGCCATGCGAGAAAATAGGCTTGCTCCTGTGGGAAGTCGTCTTGAAACGCTTTCCGGTAGGGGATTTTGTAGTGCCGCTCGAAGGCGACTTCTGTCGATGGCCATACCGGAAAGGATCCTTCTGTGCCGTCTTTGTGCTTGACGGTGAGTGTGATCATTGTGTTACGCGACGGCCTTCACGATTGTTCCACCGGTGAATGTGACGCTCATTTGTGCGAGGTCGCCGATGGCACCGTTGACTGGTTGTGTAGCGGCGAGGAATGCGTTGGTGATCGTATAGGAAGGGTTCGTCGCGCCTACTGCTGCCGATGTGGGCTTGATGACGAGAGTCGTCGTTGTACCGACCAGCGCGTCAAGTGTTGCGGCGACTTGTGATGCGGCGAAGTCCTGGTTGAACGTGACGGCCACCGAATTATTTTGGAGACCTCCGATGAACTGGTGACCATTATTTCCCATCGAGTCAACGCTTACGGCTTCGACTGCGAAGTCAAGTGATATGGACTGTACGTAACTACTTAGGCTCACGGCGTTAACGGTGAGCGAGGCATCTTTCAAAACGAAAACGGCCATGATTGTTTACTCCTTCTCGGTTTTCTTTGTTGTGGGTTCTGCGAGATGACCAGCTGCGAAGAGTGCGTTGATGTTGCATCCTTGAAGCTCGTCGTCTGAGATTGTGTCGCCGGCGTTTTTGCCGTCGATGAGATCTGTTAATACTTTGTAACTAGCCATATACTTCGACCTCGTATCTGTAGGCGAGATATTCGATACTCGCGACTGTGATGGATATTGGTGTTGCTCGTGTAACGCGCACCGTGGAGACTGTGCCGTTGAGGGTTCCTGTGGGCGAGCCGCCTTCGAGGACTGTTTTGACGCTTGATGCGCCGGTGCCGGCGAGGTATGCGTCGAGTTTGTCTTGTGCGGATCGGTCGCTCATGCGTGATGTGATGAGTAAGACGTCAAAGGTGGCGAAGTCGAGTCCGCGTTGCATTGCTTCATCCCATTCGAGTTCAAGGTTGCCGACAACGGCGGCCGGTACGTTGACGGTGTCTGGAATGAGGTCGTATGTGCGTAGACCGGTGATTGTTGCGAGCTGTGTTTGTGCGGCGTCGCGTACGGAGGAGATGGTGATTGTCACGAGATCGACTCTCGACGGTACGCGCGTACCATTGCGGAAATGTCTCTACCGAGTGGACTCATGCGGATCGCGCCGAGTTCCGATAAACCGAGGACGCCGCCGACGGAGTCTTTGCGTTTGTATAGGTCGGCGCCGAGAATAAGTGTTGCTTGTGCGATGTCGTCGGGGACGCTAGGCCATCCCCATTTGGCGACGACTTTGATGCCTGGACGCAAGTTGAGAGGGTACGGGAAGAGTTGTGCGCCGACCATCGTCACATTTGTCCAGGGGCGTCCGAGTGACGCGGAGTTGAGTGGCTCCATGAGATAGTCGGTGTTGATTGTGACGGCCGTTGAGTAGGTGCCTGTGCCGGCTGTGTCGAGTGTGATGACGAGACCGGTGAGCGATCCGATGTCGTCAACGATGAGCGAGTAGGCGTCGGTTGTGCGAAAGGTGCGTTCTGTTGCTGTTGCGTCTAGATAGAAATATCGGTTCGCGATGCGGTCGATGCTGCGTGAGGCAGACTCGACGATTTGTTCAAGCAAGGTGTCGTCGATGGAGTCGGTGATCCCGAGATAGTTTTTCATCGAGGCGAGAGTGACGTAGCCGTTTGTTATCGCCATTATTTTTTCCGCTTAGCGTCTGGTTTTATTGTGGCGGCTTGTATCACGGCGCGTTTTTTGAGTGGCTTAGAAACGATCTGAGCGGTCGGTTTTTGAGTGAAGTCATCCTCGGCCGGCACATTCGAGGACTTTTTGAGCGTGGGCAAAAACTCCTCGCAACCGAGGACGACAAGCTGGTCGATGACTTGTTTCGCGCGATCGTCAAGGCCGCGCCGACGGTATTCGGCGAGTTCTTTTTTGAGTGCATCGACGATGAATTGTTTCATGGTGAGATCCCGAAACTCGGTCGACTGTGCGCGCCGACCGAGTTGGAGTGGGGGATTGTTTACCAGTTAGCCGTGATGAGTCCGGTACCCGTGATCGCCGAGAATGCGGCAGGGTACTTTCCGGCGGTGTAGGCCGAGAAGCCGAACACGACGGTACGGATTGCAATGTTGCCGTCTGGTTGTTCGAAGCGAACATAGAGCGGCGTGCCGGAGTTGTCTTCGAAGATGTATGACTCATCGAAGTTTCCGACAATGACGGCCGTCTGGTTTGTTGCGGCGCCGAGGTTTGTTGGCATATTCGCATCGAGGACGACTGGTATTCCGAGGATTTGGAAACCACCGAGGTCGTAGCCTGGACGTTGGAATGTGCCGGCTGCGTTTTGTGGGTTTCCGAGGTTGCTCGTGAATTGTGGTCGGTTTGATCCGTCGAGTGCGCGAAGGATGCAACCAGCGAGGCTCGGATGCATGACGATGTGGGTCGCGCTTCCGAAGAAGTTGGTCGATACGTCGGTAATTGCCTGGACGAGTTTTGGAAAGAACTCGGCATACGTCGGCGATGCGTCGGTGTAGGTGACTGCGTTGATGCCGGTGGTGTTCAAGATGCCGAGGTGTTCGCCAGATGAGCCGGAGCCGTTGATTGCGAGCGCGTCTACTTTGGTCTGGTATGAGCGAACGGCGTCTCCGAGGAGCTGCGTTTCGATACCGGTGCCGCGTAAAACTGCTTGCTTTGAGAGGTCAAACATTGAGGCGACGGTGTTCACGTTGACGGTGAGCAAGGTGTCGTCGGGGCTTGACTCTGTTGGTGCCGAGTTTTCTGAGGCCTGAACATAGGAGGTGATGCCTGTGGTGAGGCGACCAATGTTGAGGGTCATACCTTGAGCAGGTAGCGCCGAGTTGACGGAGATGTCAAGTGTCGGACGTCCAGCGCGGCGAAGCGTTGCAAAACTGTCGACGAGGTATTGTGGCACGACGAGACCAGCAAAGTTGCTGGTGCCAGAGTCACGGGTTTCGAGGACTTCGCGCTGGTAACGGGCGATGCGGTCGCGTGCTTCGTATGATCCACCGAACTCGGCGGCAATAGCGTCGGCGAGGAAGTCGTTCTTTGAACGGTTGTGGTAGGTGGCTTCTTCCGAGGTGACTCGTGCGCCGCCGACGTTGCGTGACTCAATTTGTGAGTCTACTTTTGCGGCGATTTCTGCGTTGGCAGAGTTACGCAATTCGATCTCGGCGATCTGGTTGATGCGCTCATCAAGTTTTTCGACTTCGAGTTTGAGTGCCTGGATGTTTGCGAGTTCAATTTCCGAGATGTCACGGTCTTCGGTGACTGCTCGTGTGAGGGTTGCGTCAATGAGATCGGTTTTTGATGTCCGGTTCTCTTGCAATTTTGAGAGAAAGGCGTTTGCCATTTGGGAATGCTCCTGTGAAGATAGACGATTTTTATTGGGGTTTTCGTCCAGGTGTCTTCAACTTCGGAGCAGGTGTCGCGATGGCGAGGTGTGTCTTCCGGTGGTCGAGAGGTGTGGTCTCGTAGAAAGATTTTATCTCACGGCACGAAGATCGGCAAGGATCTTCTCAACTTCTTTTCGACGTTTTCCGTGTGAGCGGTTTTGTTCGGCTTCGATTTCTTTGAGCTGCTGGTTTGCCCATGCGCGACCGGCATCGCCTCCCCATAATGCCCATGCGATACGACCGGCCGATGGGTAGCCGCGTTCGCCTTGCCGAAAACCTTCGGCATCTTTGTCGACTTCGTGTCGCGCAAAAAATGAAAGGCTCCGACGGATGGTTTCTTCTGAAAAGTTGCGCCGGTTGATGATGTCACGTGCGCGCGCGACGCCGACTTCGGTGCCGCCGCGATTGTATTCGTCACGCCAGTCGAGGCCTTGTTGCGCTTCTGCGATCATCTCCTGATTTGGGATGTACGGTGCGGCGCGCTCGCCATGTGTTGTGCCGGCCATGACTGTTCCGTCTGGCATCTCGTGAGTGTCTTCTTCGTCCATGTCGTCGTCTTCGTTTGCGTAGAGTGCGGCGATTTGACGTTCGGCTTGTGCTTCGCTTCTGTGGCATCCCATGACTTCACCGTCGTCGTCTTTGACTACGGCGAAGCCTTGACATTCTTCGTTGTCGGACTCGACGTGGTACGGCATATTAGTTTGGCAGTAAGCAGGTGACGGTCTCGGTGCCGGTGGCGACGATGGCGTAGAGCGTCTCGTTTGCTGGAACTGTGACCGACATATAGCCGTCATTTTTTTCTAAGAGAAAACCGTTTGACGTCGTCACGGTTGAAGCTCCGAGATAGACGTCTGACGTGCTAAGTGGGTGAATGATGACTGTGCGGTTGACGGTGGCTGCCGCTACGAGGAGAGTTGCGGTTGTCGTGACGGACGTTTGTGTTGATCTCATTTCTGTATCTCTTTCAATAGGATCGCAACGGCGTCGCGATTTGGGGTTGTTGACTCTTCGCGCAATGCGCTCACGGCGGCCATGTCACCGTATGCGCCGAACGTGACGAGGGAAACTTCTGCGAGGTGGGCTTTGATGCGCTCAATGACACCAGATGCGAGCCGGTTGTCTTTGAGACTGAGGAAACCGATGGAGAGCTGGTCGAGCGCGCCATCGCGCACAAGTTCTAGGACTTGATCTCCGCGATCTGTTTTTGAAACATAGAACTCGGCGTGGAGTCCGTTTGCGTCTTCGCGCAATAGTGTCGCGCGTCCGATCGGTAACGCCTGGTGATCGTGGCCGACGAGTAGTTTGACGCGGTGTGCGGCTCGTGTGACTGCCGAGAATGCTCCTGGTCGGAATACTTCGGTGAGTTGACTGTTGATGCGTTGTTCTTTGTTGTATGGGACGGCGAGTCCGACGATGGTGCGGCCGTCGCCGGCGGCTCGGATTTCTAGTTCGCTTTTGAATTGTCTTGTCTCGGTCATGGTGTTCTCCTTATCCGACTTCGAGGATGCCGGCGTCGAGTTGTGTTTGTTCTAAGGGTTGTAGGTCTTCTAGTTGGCGTGCTTCGTCGGCGGTGAGGAAACCTCCGTCGATGCCGATTTTGTGTGCCTGGTATCTGGTGAGTGTGTCGGTGCGTAGGAATGCGTCGACGTTGAATTTTGCGACTTGTCCGCGCGGTAGCAGATCTGAGAAGGCTTGTTCGAAACGGATCATCCAGGGGGCGAGCGAGAAGCGGAGGAGCTGTTGCTGCTCGTTTTCGATGTTGCTGTAAGTCCTTGACGAGTTCGGTGCGCCGAGGTAGTAGGCCGGCAGACCGAGCATATTGGCGATCTCGGTCAAGTCGAAAGTGCGCGACTCGACAAGTTGTGCGTCGCCGGCGTTGTCGGAGATCGGTTCAAACTTTGTGGACTCGTTGAGGACGGCTGGTTCGCGTGAGCGGCCGCCGTAATGGTTCATCCATTGTTGTTTGAGTAGTAGTGCTTCGGCTGCGTCTAGGTCGGGGTTTGACGAGTAGAGGATGCCGGAGGGTTGTCCGCCACCGGAGAAGTATCGTGCGGCGTACTCGTTGAGCGCAATGGCGGTTCCGAGGCCTTGCCGTTGTGCTTGAAGCAGGCCGACACCGAAGAGGTGTCCTGGCATTGTGAAGCCTTTGACGTGCATGACTTCGGACTGGTCGAAGGATTGTCCGTCGATGTGAAACATTTTGCGTCCAGCTTCAACGCGGAGTTGTACTCGATCCGGTGCGATCGGGTAGATCGTGTCGGGGTAACCAGTCGCGGAGGTTGCTCCGAGGATTGCGAAATAGTTGCCGTGAATGATGCACGCGGCGACGGCCGCCGAGATGGTTTCGATGCGTGTTTCTGGTGGGTTAGGTCGTGACAAGATCGGCGGTGTCTCTATGCGTACACCGTTTCGGTAGTCTTGCAAAGGTAGACCACCAATAGCGTTCGCGATTAGGTTGACGCCTCGCCACACTCCAGGGATAGAGAGTGCCGAGTTTTCATCGACAAAGGTGCCGGCGTCGGCGACTGTCCCGAAACGACTGATCCGTCCGTAAGAGTCGACTGATGCTCCAGATGGTGCGATGTATTTTTGTCTACTCAGTAGGTCGGCGAGCATTGTTGCTTCTTTCGATAGAGATGCCTATTGCGATAGTGAGCGCGCCGAGTACTCCGATACCGAGAGGTGGGAATACTAGACCGAATGCCACACTCAAAACAATACATCCGAACACTTGTACGGTGGTAGCAATTTTTGTCAAAATATTTGACTCCTTGAAATAGTTTTTTCTTGACGTTGTGTTGCGTGATGCCAGGCGAGAGTCGCCGCAAAAAGTGGGGTGATGTCGACGGCCGGTGAGCTACGAGACCAGAGCCACGACTGGCCGAGCATTCTTTTCACGACACCGGCGGCGGCTTCGTCAAGTTTGTCGTGCGGTCGTATCTTGACTGAGCCGTCGAGCAGAGCGTCGTAGAAGAGTCCTACGGCGGCGGTGACGTCTTTTGTGCCGTATCGGATGACTTTGAGTCCGAGAGCTTCTAGCGGCTCCATGAGGCTTCCGGCTGGTGCGTATCCGTCGACGATGATTTCGGCGCGATATTTTCTGGCGAGTTCTTTTGCGCGTGCTGGTATCCAGGAGACGCCTTCGCGCGCATCAACGATCTCGATATTTCCTAATCTGTCACATACGGCGATCGCGCCGGCGGAGCGGTCGAGTGCTACGTCAACGGCGAAAGAGAGTTCGCCGGTCGGAGTGGTGTTCGGGATGTTGACTTTTGACCATTGCCGCATCGGGATAAGTCTTTCGTCCGAGGTTGTGTTGTTGTTCAGGTAGGCGCGCCGAAACTCTCCGAGAGGCATTGTCTGGAAGGCGTGGCGGATGACTTCGGCGTCGATAGTGAGACCGAGTGCCGGCATACATTTTTCCCACACCGTCTCATCTTCGGGGTCGTCGTCGGGGTCGGCCGACCATTCAAAATATGCGATCCCATTTTTGCGGCTGGCTTTGACTGCTTCTCGGCCTTGCTCGATCTTGCGGTTCAAATATGTCGAGCGTTGAGTGCCGGCGGTAGATACGACGATGAGCTGTGCGTCGCGTCTGGTGGCCATTGCTGGAAGTGCGGACTGTTCACGCCGGTCGTCTTCGTCGGCGAAGGCTTCGTCAATGATGCAAAGGTCAACTACTTTTCCATGCATTGCCGTCAAAGAGTTAGCCACCGTTTCAATACGTGAACCATTTTTGAAAATGATTGCTTCGGCGCCGGCGCCTCGATAGACGCGACCGATGGAAGCGGCGAGCGGTGTGCGCTCGATAAGTGGGACTTGATCGTCGATAAGTTTTCGGCGTGCGTCCCATCCGGTTTGAGCTGTGTAGGCGATGCGTTGCGGTGTTGCCCACCTGAGCGCGCGGTGGATCTGCCAGGCGAGAGTCAAAGTTGTTTTTCCCGACTGGCGTGGAATGGTGATGCATATTTCGCGATACGCCGGAATGATGAGTCCGGTCTTGCGGTCGACGACCATTTCGGTTCCTACATCGGCGACCATTCTTTGCCAGGGGAGAAGCGGTGTGCCGAGGAGCTGTGCGATGGCGGCGATCTCATGGCCGCGCGTCCTTCGAGTCTTAGTTCTTTTCGTCGCGTAACGCGGCGTCGAATTGTTTTGCAAGATCGGCGAGACCATCGTTTTCATTTTGTGTACCAGATCGCAAAGTTGTTTCGGCCGCGCGATATTCCTTCCAAAGTGAAGCGTTCTCCGGATGCTCGTCGCACATACGCGCAAGATGACGCGCCGTTTCGACTAACGCGGAGTCGACAAGCTCTAGCCGACCGGCCGATCTGAGCGCCAAGATCGTTTTCTGAATTGCCTCGAAATTGGAAGAAACAACAAGAAACTCGTCGACTTTCTCCGTTTTTGCGCGTTTTTGCGCTGGTTTGCTCGTTTTTGTCATGACTCCATTTTCGTTCATTTTGGGACTGAATATAGATCCACACAGCCTGCGTCGGGCTTC